ATAGTTACCGGCATAGATGTTGAAACGCTGGCGGTTGGCCACCAATGCGTAAGGCAGTGCCATCACATCATCAGGGTTGTTGATGCGCTTCAAATCACGCTTAGAAGTCATCGCAATGCGCTGCACTTGGGGGCTTGGCTCAACGCCAAACTCGGGGGCAAACTCCATGGCCAAGTTGTATGTAAACGCACGCAAATAACCTGGTGGGTAGTACAAAACTGTAGACAAATCAGCAGGGCGATTTAGTTCTTCAACCGACACAAAGTGAAACTCCAAGTCCTGCGTGGGCCTTGGGTAAACGTACATCTCAATATCAGGAAACGACATGTTAATCCACATCACTTGTGGGTAAGTGGACGTTACGGTCTTAACAGCAATACCGTTGTACTGCTGTTGATTGATAAACTTAATGCCATACGACACATTGTTGGGCGCTCTGAAGTACGTAGAATCGTCAAGCAAAATGGGGCGGTTGCCTACAAAGTCACCAGTTGGGCCAAGGGTGCGGCTAATAATGCTAGCAGGCCATGTGAAGATTTGATCTTGCGTAGAGAACACTGACAGACGTTCTGTGTTCCAACTGTCGATCATTTGATTGAGCGCCATCAAGGCGTCTTGGGATGTAGCCGCAGAGGGCGTTTCACCTTCAGCAAGCACACCGAGAAGCCGAAGGGCACGTTCAATTTGTTGGCCAGCGGTGTACGTTGTCATGCTTAAACCTCTTCAGTAATCACTTTTCTACGGCGCTTAACTTCCAGCACGTTTACAGGAGCCGCTTCAGGTTCAGAAGGCGTGTCTGGATTATAGCGAGTCCAGCCATTTTTTTCATCTGCTTCGACTTCAAGTTCCATTGTGGCAACTTTAGCACCGTGAACAGGGTGAAACATTGTAATGTTCATATTAAGAATGGGGGTGATTAACCCCCATTTGGTTAGGATGCTACCAATGGAACAGAATACCACTGGGTAGTGGAAGATGCCACCAACAACGAACTGGTAAGGTTTGTAATGCTATACGCACCATTAGCCGCAACTGCATTGATTGCCCCACCAGTGGCGGGATAAATCTTCAGCGCACCGGCAGCGGTGTTTTTAACGATAATTACCATACCAGCTACCGCTGTGGGCAAAATTACGCCCTTAGTGCCATCTGCCGCCGAAACGACATTGATACCTTCGGCTAGTGCAGCAGCATCGCCTTGAGTACTGCCAGCCGCCGCAACAGTGGCGACAGAAAGACGAATAGCGCCAGTAAACGTGCCGCTAACTGTGGCAGTTGTTGAAGTAGAACCACTGATGGTAGCACCACTGATAGTAGAGCCAGTGATGACAGCGCCAGTGATGGTCGTGCCAGCAACAAGTTCTGGATCAGAATACGCTACACCTACGGGTTTGGAATTGGCCATAATTGTTCCTTTAAAAATGAGGGCCGAAGCCCCCATTTAGGTTTAGCCCGCAATGCGGTACAAAGTCCAAGCACCATCGCCGGTTTTACGAGCGCGGAACAAGGCGCCGGTGTTTTCCAACACCACCATGTTACCGAGCAAAGTCCAACCAGTAGCGGTAGACAATGTGAGTTGATAAGCAGTGTCATCAACGGCAACTGCAAAGTCAAATGCAGCGTTGACTTTTTGGGCGCTGCTAATTGCGGCTTCCAAATCGGCAACGGTAGGCAACGTAACAACGGTGTCAGCCGCAGTGTTGCTGGTGATCAAACCAACCGCCATTTGAGCGCCAGTTAGGGTTGCAGTCGTTGCAGTAATTGCAAGAGGTGCGCCTTGAACCATCAATAGCGCTTCGCTTGTATTGCCTGCGCCAACTTGATAGCCACTTGTACCATTAGGTAATGCCATGATAAATTCCTTTAAAAGATGTTACAAAATGAAACCCCCGAAGGGGTATTCAGATTAGCCCCAGATGCGGCAGGCCATTTGTGGACGAATTGTGCTGAAACCGTACAAAACGTCAATACGGCAAGGCATACGGTCATTGTTAATATCGTACTGACGTACGATACGCAAGGAAATGCCGTTGTGGACTGCACGGGCAGCCATGTCAACACCTTGGGGCAACAGCAAGTCAGCAGTTGCAAAGGTGATGGCGTCCTTGTGATAGACCAAGTTCTGTGCGTACTGAGTAGAAGCAGCGCCCACAAACACGACTGCTTTAGCAGCGGTAGGGAAGCTGTCAACGGTAGCCAAAGCATTAGCGGCAGTGTAGATAGGAGCAACAGTCACAGTGATAGCAGTGCTAACAGCAGTTGCATCGGCCAAAGCTACAAACTGGAACAATGAACCAGTAGATTCACGAGTCTGTGGGTTCACAGCGTAGCAATCAGCAACAGTGAACACGTCGCCAGCCTTGACAGTTACGGCAGAGCCAACGGTCAAAGCAATGCTGGTAGCGCCTTCAGAAGACACAGTGGTGGTCACAGTGCCGCCAGTAGCAGCGCGAGTGCCAGTTGTGAACTGCTTGATAGACTGAGACATGTTGATCTCATCAAAGCCCAACACACCAGTGCCCATCATGCCGTTCTTGAATTGCTTGCTGATAGTGTCTGTAGGATTAAACAGACCTTTCATGCCTTCAACCAAGCCAGCGTTAGCAGCAGGGTTTACGGTAGCGTAACGTGGGGACATCACGGCTGCGTTCTCGTTCAGCTTCTGCTGGGCTTGGAGCAAGACCAAAGAAGTAGAAGGAGTAGTGCCAGGTGTACCAACGGTGTTACCAATGGTTTTGTACGCATTGGCCACATCAGCATCAATAGAAGATGCCAACTGGCTGATACGAGGCTTTAACACACGCTCTGCGAAGTCATCCAACTGCATGGTCAATTCAGCAGATGTGAAGTTGACACCGATGTGCTTTTGGCTGGCAACGGTCAAAGTGGTGAACTGTTCGTTGTCGTCTTGCACTTGCAGGGCGGCGCCGTCAGTTACCAAAGCGCGGTCAGGTAAACGGATACGCAGGGTTGAACCGATCTTAGCACCTTCAACAGCAAAGCTGTCGTCGTACTGGCGGTTCACGTTACGGGTGATCACAAGGTTGTTCTCGAGGATTTCGAGAGATTTTCTTGTGATCATGTCGATCGTCAGAATACTGTTTGACATTTTAAAAGTCCTTTAAAAAAATTAGCGGTTCTGTGCTTCCCACTTTTTCACTTGTCGTTTGCGTTCGGCCTCAATCCACTCTGATGCACTCATGGACTTGGTAGACCGAGGATCAGTAGTATCGTAGGCCGACACTCCAGCGGAGCGTGCGGTGACAGGTGAAATCGGCGCTGGCGCAGATGTCGTTTTTCTAACTGGGGGCGCTGAAACCAATTTGGCCTCAATTTTCCCAATTTCCTTCGCCTGGCTCAATGGCGACATGCGTGAGATGCGATCTGCTTCTTTTGGATTAGAGCCGAGATAGTACGCTAACTCTGGCCCCACGTCCGAAGACTGGATCGTTTCTGCCATCACGTTTGTGATCGGAAGTTTAGGGTTGTAGGCAACTTGTTCAAAGTCGTCGTACTTAGTCCTAGCTTCTTCTTCCAAATCGTGATAACTCTCAAGAACAGCCGATTGCTGCTTGGCCGCTTCACGTTTGGCGATCAACTCTTCTGCCTTTTGGTAAGCCAATGCTTCCGCATAATGCTCAGGGCTTTCAAATTGATCAACGGATGCGGTTGGTGCAGCTTTCACAATTTGCGTTTCCGCAGACCGATTTGCTTGCTCTCTTTCCCACTTACGTTGCTCTCTTGCGAGGCGTTTGCCAATAGCAGCGTCAAGTTCCTCTTGCGAGAATGTCTTGGCAGGCTGTGTTTCAGCTACTTCCGGCGTACTTTCAACAACTTCAGGTGTGGCCGTCACATCCGTGGTTGGCGCGGAGTCTACTTCCGCTAGGGCTTGGACTTCTTCAGTCATGTTTTCTGAATCCTAAGATTCCTCGGTCTACTGGGCCGATACAGTTGTTTTAATCTTACACCAGATTACTCTGGCTGTGCAATAGATGCTTGATAAGCAGCAATAACTTCAGATGTATGGATAGATGCGGCAATAGCCTTCACCTTGGCATCTTGAGCAGAGTAGTCATCGCCTGGGGCAACAACATGACGGTGAAACTTACTACTTATTTCAACGCCATCTTCTTTGATAGCGGTTTTGGTACGAACTTGAATTGAGCCATTTTCAATAACTTCAATCAGATCGATAACTTCAATTTTTTCCAACATGATATTTCCTTGTTTCCAACCTGACCATACAGTCAGACATTAAGATTTCCAGTTGTCCGAACTGGTACGGGTTAAGTTACTGCGAAATAAAAACCACTAATCCTTACAGCGGCTGCTGTGTCCAATGCAACTGGATCATAAACGCCGTTTTCAACAGTACCAAGAGGCCCAGAGGTTGTATTTTGAAGAAGTCCAAAAGTTGCTTGCCCTACGATGGTTAATCCATTTGTCCAAACCCATCCAACAGGTTGTGGCTCTCCACTTTGAGCCGCAATCGGAAAACCTGAAATCAAAATATTTCCAGTTCCTGTATGAGCTGACCAAGCACATTCCATCTGAAAGTAAACAATATTATTTGTTATCGTATATGTGCCACTTCGTGATATGTAAGTTCCAGTGCCAGCGGTTGTTGTTCCACTGATAACTGGTGTGAATGATCTTTCAACGCCCTCGGCAAAGTCAACAAATGATGACGCGCTAATTTGAACAGTTCCATTTCCAGTGACTTGATTTCCAGAAATAATAGCATTACTAATAATATTAGGAGATGTGTTTGTGCAGTTTAATTCAATTCCACCATAAGTATTATTTGAGCAAGAATTTCCTGTGATGGTAATTTGAGCTAATTTTCCAACCGTATCAACACTCAATATAATGCCGCTGCGTGTATTGCCCCAACTTACGTTTCCAGTAATAGCAATTTTTGCAATCCCCACATTATTTATAGAACCAAAATCACTTTGTTCAAAGTAACCAATACCACTTGCACCATTTTGATAAATATTGTTTCCAGAAATAACATGGCTACTAGAAGCCACACCCGCTGAAGATATAAAAATTCCGTTTTGTTTGCAATTTTTAATTGTGTTATTGGAAATGTTTAAATCAGACCCCGAAATTGCTGAGACAATTCCTGCGCCAACAGACTCAGCTTGCGCTGTAATTCCAATATCTTGAATGGTGCAGTTAGTAATCTTGATGCCATTGGCTTGATTGCCGTATATGCTCACGCCATACTGTGCGTAATTTTTGATTGTTACGTTATCAACAGTTGCGTCAATGCTTGTTGTATTATTTGGGGTGTACCCAATAAACATCATTCCAGAACCAAAGGTATCCGCAGTTGTTGCAGTAACCAATGATTTACCACCATCCATTGTCAAGTCACGAATCAGGAATTTTGAATAGCCTGGAACAACTGTGACTGTGTTTGCGTATGTGCCAAGCACGTTTTGAAGCAAACTTGATGGGCCACTACCAATGATTGCACAGTTATTTGCTGAAATAAGCAGTTGAGCGCCAAAAGGTGATTGCAAAGCCTCCACACCAGACACGTTTAAAGTTGTTTTAGCAGCCAATAACAATGTAGTGCCATCAACTGAGAATGTGACTTTGCCATCTAACTTATATGTGCCAGTTGGAACGTAAACAGTACCACCATTAGCAACAGCCAAATTAAATGCCGCAAAAGAAGATGCAACACCGGTAGAGTCAGCACCAAAGTCCAAGACGTTGTAGGCCGCGCCTTGGATCATTGAATAGGTTGCTTTGGTGAGAGACATGATTAAACCTTAAACGTAGTAAAAGCCACCGCAGAATAAAAATGCCGTCCCAGGTGAGCCTGTCAATGTTGTTACAGCTGCCGACACGTTATCGGTATTGTTTGTGTAATTCAGTAAGGTAGAACCTTGAGTGGCTTGCTGTTTTGGGGCTGTTGCAGTTGAAGCAAAGTTGTAAACAAATGTTGGATAAATAGTGCCAACTCGGGCCGCACTATATGGCAGTCCAGTAATAACTAAATTTCCGCTGCCGCCTGATGCCGCTGTTGTAACTAATGACAAGTTGAAATACACCACATTGCCAATTTTTGTGTATTGACCTGTTTGGGTTGAATACGTTACGGTTGGATTAGTGGTTGAACCCGTCCAAACTGGTGTAAATG